ACAAAATATCATATCAAATGTTAATCTAGGAGGTTATATGAAAACATATTACTTTGAAGCTTTATGCTCTGTAACAATTGAAGTAAACGATAGTAAACTAGATGCTGATGTAATAAAATACATTAATGAAGACCCATTACATCACATTAATAAAAACCCAGATGTAACTGTACAAGAAATATTCAAACGTACACCAGATGGGATTGCTTGGGAAAAAATACAGGAGGTATTATGAACAAAAAGCAAATAAAAGAAGTCTTTAAAAACTATAAAGTACAGTTAGGTGCTGGTGCTTTAGAAGTTGTTGAAGATGAATTAAACCGTTATGTAAGAATAATGGCTGTTAACTGTAACAATGGAAACCTAAAAAGACTTACTCCAGATACTATGTGGGTAGCTTTAGGTAGACATGAGTGATAGTATAAACGATGAGGTTGCTGCGCTCATACAAGAACGCCTTGATAAAGGTGCAGAAAAGTATGGGCGTGACATACCTTTAACTGACAAAAGAGATTTCTTGCAAGAATCAATAGAGGAAGCACTAGATGGTGCTATATACCTTGCATGTTTTCTTATACAAATAAAAAAGGGAATAAAATGAAACTAACATATTATGTTAAAAAACAAATAGATAGTGAAGACATTACAGACATTAATATATATGGTGCTGCTATGGCTGATTATCCAGACTTATCTGACGCTTATATCGCCAACATTACCCATAAAAGTGAGTCTCTTACCGCAGAAGACTGCGAATCGTTACAAGAAGAAAACGATGAATGGTTTTATGAGTTAGCTTTAGAAGCAGCAAGAGAACCATTTGTAACTAGCTTACCAGAAGGGGTGTAAAATGGGATATAGGTCAGAAGTGGTAGCTGGTGTACCACTAAAAGATAGAAAAAAAGCACTAAGTATAATAAACGAATGGGATTCTGTAGGCACAGGAATGATTACTAGATTCTGGAAAAAAAATCCTGATGGCTCTGAAAGAAAACCAGAAGCATACTTTTATATGCAAGCTGATTGGTGGAAATGGTATAATGATTATCCAGATATATCTAAGTTTGAAGACTTTATATTAGCAGATGATAAAAGATTCTTAACTTGTTTAGGTGAAGATGGCGCTCATCATACTGATTATGGAGACTCATCAGACCATGATATATATGTGATGTCAACATTGGCAGTAGAAGGTGCTATCAAATGGGAAAGAAAGCAAGACAACGAAAAATGGAATAGAACATAATGATTATACTATCAGTATGGGAATGGGTGTTAAACCTATTTTTACTAAGTACGTCTGCTTTTGTATTCGTAATTAGTCTCTATCTACTAACATTACTTGTGTATATATTAGTAGATTTTACTAACTGGGTTGTAAATAAGAATCGCTCTTAAACGCACCCAAAAAACACTAGGCGAGTGTTATATCGACAAGACTCATAATCTGTCCATATAACGCTCACTAGTGTCGTTAAGTGGTGCCATAGTAGCATCTATTTACACACCTAAAGTTTCTTCTATCTTACTTTTTTGCCTGTCTCTCTTTTTAGCTCTTTCAAGTCTAGACTTCATTTGATTAACAGGTAATCTTAAAAATATTTCACCAGCTCTTTCTGGTTTATCTGAAAATTGAACAAGTTGCCTAATGCCTCTACCAAATGGAAACATTGTGTATGCTGTATAAGAACTAAACTTTTCCCAATCACCAGTTAGCAGCTCTATTGCTGCATCAGGTATTCTAGCAACAGGTGGCTTTAATAATTGTAAAGCACCTAACTTGCTACCCCAGAATGCCATATCTCTTTCACGCTTATCTCCATATAAACTATCTGCTATAGCTTGAAATGTATCTAATGGTGGTGCTAATGCTGTATCAAAAATACTAAACATAAATGCACTACCTAATGAGAACATGAACAAGTCAAGCATATATGTATCTTTAAATCTTTCATACTCTGGTGTACCATTCTTAAAACCATATAACTTAGCTTGTCTATAAAATTCTTTTCTTGTTCTTACGGAGTTCCAAACAAATAATTTAAACCTAGATAAAACCTTGCCAACTGCAGTTCTCATAAATGCAGGTCTAGCTGAGTTTTGATAAAGGAATTGAGTATTCTCTATACCTCTCATTGCCATATCAAAAACAAAGGGATCTTCGATAGAAAGTTCCCTACCTTCTACACCAAACTTCTTTACTGATTGTATTGCATGCGCAGTAAACGCATTTAATCTATTTATACGTTCAGAGTTCTGCATAAAGAACGAGCCATACTTTACCATAGTATCCATAACATTATACTTTCGTATAACTTCCATAACTCTTAAATCTGGATTGCTGCTCTTTGCTGCAGTAGTTATTTCTCTTGTAAAAGTCTTTACATTGACTCCTGCTTTCTTTAATCCTGACCTAAGTCTTGGATTAACATCAAATTCATTTTGTATAAAAGCATCTATTACACCTCTTTCTTCAAGATATTGTAATAGGTCTTTTCTATTTTTAGCAGTCTTACCATTATTAAGTTTAACAATTTCGTTACCCTTACCATCTGTTAATAGCATGTCGTATATTTTTTTATTGCTGTAACTATCAGCAAAATTTCTAATACCTGCACTACCAATAGTCATAGCACTACCACTAACTATATTAGTTGTCCATGTACCAGTATTAGCTAACAAGCTCATTAATTGATATTGAGCTTCCATTCTACCTAGTTCATGTAACTTACGACTAAAGTATTCTTTTCTTGCTTCTGCACTTTTAGGTGCATGCTTAAAGAAAGGAGCCTTTACATTTTTATTTTGATAATACTTTTCAAATATATTAACAACATTTTCATCAGATGTAAGATAGAACAAGTTTCTTTTATCTTTTAATTGTAAAGGACTTTTAGGACTTACCATTTCTGTTGAAAAATATGATTGATGTCCTAGTATACTTTGTAAATATAATTTAACATAGTCTCCCCATACCTCTATAGGATTGTTATAATCAGAACCTTTTAATTGAGCTTTCTCTGCTTTAGATACTTTATATCTTGTACTTGGATTCCTTATTAACCTATGCTTCATGTTATTAATTTCATACTGACCTTTAATAGCAGTAGCATTATTATAATAACTACTAACAAGCTTATCTAAGTATAGTTTAAATATAAAAGGACTCTTATCAAATCCTGGCATATCTACAACTCTGTTTTTTAAATTACCAACAAGACTTCCTTGATTAGTAAATTGAACATTAAGGTCTGACTCCATTAATCTACTTGGTTCTATTAACTCACCATAAGCAAAAAACTCTTCAGCTCCTGCAAGTTTATTTTCTTGCTGCCTGTTGTATTCAAGAAAAGCTTTATCAGCTCTTTGAGCTGCTATCTTAGGACTTAATCCTTTAGCTATAGCTGCTGAATATGTATCACCATATATATCATTAGCTTTGTTTTCTATAAAAGTAACAATTTCTTTTGCAGACTTTTTAGTAGCACCAAAGTTCATGTGAGGCATATAACTAGCAACGTCACGTTCACCTATACCTGTCATAAATTGATGTATCTTATCTCTATATACAAAACTATCTTTTTGTCTAAAAGCTTCTTTTTCTAATCTTGTGCCAAGCATAGTCTTACTATGTTCTAATTCATTTAAGATAGTTTCTTCCATTTTTAATTCACGTTGATAACGCTTTATTCCATCTATACCAACAGTTCTAATTACTTCTGGTTTATTTATATTGTTGTTATCAATTACAGTTCTTCTAAAATGTTGTAAATCCATTTTACCATCTGCATTCCATCTCATGTATTTATTTAATACTCCACCAGTAGCTCTATACCATGACTGGAAATCTTTATCCATTACCCATGTACCATCTGCATCTGTTGCCTTAATACCTTTAGAATCTTTTGTATAAATTAAATCATGCATTCCTTTAAAAAATTCTGTAACAGGTTTGTTTAATGCTTCTAACTGAGCCATTCTTTTAGGGTCATTAGGAACAATACCTTTTTCTCTAAATTCAAATAGCTCTTCAACAAGCTTGGCTCTATCTTCTGTGCCATACTTGTTTAATTCTTTTTCAATCTTATTGTAATATTTATTTTCGTAAAATACTATATCCTTACTAATATTTCTTTCGTTAGCTCCATGATACCTAGATATTTCTCCTATAGGACTTGTAAAGTGAAATACAGGTTTTCTAATGTAATCAGCACCGCCTACATCTACAGGAGCAAAATATTGAAAGTATCTATTAATAATACCTTTGGTAGCCATCTTTTCATCAGTAAAACGAGGATCCATATACCAATAACGTAATTTAAATAACAATCTACTAGGGTCTTGTATACCTTTAAAATATCTATTTATAGCAACAATATCTTCTAGTGTCATAGTACTAGCTTCTCTGTACTTACCACCACCAGATAATATACCTGTAAAATATTCAAACCATTGTTCAAAGTTTTCTTTAATAACTCTATGTCTGTTGAGATTCTTTCTAAACTGCTGTACTTCTTTATAACCAGCATCGTTAATAGCTAAACCTTCTATAGCTTTAGATGTAGCTAATTCAGTTAAGGTTTCATATTGAGGTTTATCCATTAAAGCTAATTCTGCTTTAGGTGGATTAAACAAATCAAATTGATTAGGGTCTACTTTCTTAGGTTTAGACTTAGGAGGAGTGTTTTCATTTATTAAATCTTCAGTAGTCTTCATTGCTAATTCTTTTAATGTAGATATATCTTTTACTTCAACATCTAACATCATGTTCTCTTTGTCAACACCTCTATTAAATATCTCTTCCATCTTACCATAAAATTCTTTTTTAGTTTCAAATGGAATATTTCTAGCACTATGTATATCTTTATATATTTGATTGTGTCCATAGAAACCAGATGTTTTCTTAGATGTTATAGGACTTAATAATAATGTATGCCAATATTTGATTAAAGGTTGTGGATTAAAATTATTATCTACTGCCAAATCTAAAAGCTCTTCAGATGTGTTTCGTATTTGTCTTTCTAAATTTTCTAATACTCCATCTTTATCTAAACGTACACTTCCTTGTAATTCTTCTTTAATCTTTTTATTACGTTCTATTAATCTAGGAATCAATTCTTTTATTGCATTCCCTTTAACTCCTGCAGCATCAATTGCTGCATGTAAATCTATAAAGTTTTTATGTAGCAATTCTATTGTAGAAAAATGTGCTAATCCTTTACCTATATTATCAAATGCAAAACTATATTGAGATATTCTAGGGTCTAATTTGCCTCTTGGATTCATATCAAAATTAAATTCTTTTGATAGAATGCCTAGATGTGTTTCTATAAACTTCATTAATTCTTTGCTACCAACAAATCTTAAATTTTTTGCTGCTTGTTGCTGCACAGGTAAATTTTCTACTAGATTTTTATATGCTCTAGTAATAATAGGAAAGCTAAATGATTCTATATTTAAACCAGAGTTTTCCATGCGTTTTACCAAAGCTGGAACCATACCTGTTAATCCATGCTTTTTAATATTGACATTTGTTCTAGTTAACAATCTACCTAAATCAAATATATCTAATGCTTGTCCTGTTCCAAATCTACTTTTATTAAGTATAGCTTTACCATCTGCATCTGGTCTTCTAACTATAGAGTATGTTATATCTTTATCTTTAGTTAAGACTCTTTCACCTACTTCTATATCTAACTTAGCAATTTCTTTAGGTGTTAACTCTAAAAGAACAAGACCATTCTTATCAATCCAAGGCTTATCTTTTAAAATACTCCAAGAAATATTTCTTACACTAGAAGCTGGTTTAACTACTCTTAATGCATCTAGTATCGTAGAAAATGGAGTGTTAATAGCCTTGCTTTTTAATTGACTATATCCAAAATAATCTTTTGGTAATTTAATATCTGAACCATTACGTTTTACTAAATCAAGCTCACCTGTTTTAGGATTAGCTTTATATACTTTCATATCAAATAATGAATCAAATAAAACTCTTGTATGTGCAACAGAAGGCTTTATTGTAGGGTCTGTACTAGCATCTGCTGATTTATTTACAACTGCTGTACCAAGGTCTCTAAAGAATTGCATTCTGTCAACTCCCATAACCTTACCTTTTTTAACTTTTATATTAGCAACAAAAGTTTGCCCACCATCTTCAAATGTAAAATCAACACTATTATTATTTTTAAGTATGTAATCAGAAAAGTTTTGCATTGCAATCTTAGCATTTAAACTACCACCCATCCCCTGCTTTGCAGAATAAGCCATCTGTGATGCTCTTAATCTATAAGCTGGATTATACATAAACATTTGATATTCTACATCTTCAGCTACATTATATCCTTTATCACCTTCTTTTTTATTGTAACCTTTAAATCTTTGTACTTCTGTAGCATCTAAATCTGCGTTAGAAAATATCCTATCTATTTCTTTAGCATAGTCACTAGGAGTACCATCTTTATTTTCCCACGCTGCTCTTTCATCTTTTACTTCAACAAATTTCTTTCTTAAATCATTACTGATTCCTTGATAGAGTTTGATACTGTCTGAATCTTTGTCTGCACCTCCAAGGTATTTATTATCCTTATGGTGCGTGAACGAGCCAGAGCCTCTCTGCCCTGTAAAACCCCTAAAGCGTAACTGCCTTGTACCAGAAACACTATCAGCAGGGATGCGAATAGCGAGGAGCATAAATGTCTTATCCCATTCTTTAAAGTCCTTTCTGGATTTATTCCCAACATACTGCTCCCAAGCTTCGCCCAAATTGACTCGCTTGTCGATAGTTTCCATAGTAGCTTTGCTATCAGTTTTTTGTGCATTCTTTAGTTTCCTTTGGTATATAGCTTCTAAATCTTTTTCTGGTATGTATTTAGTTTCAATAGGCATTCTTTTAAACATATTGTCTAAATACAAATCTCCCTCTTGTAATCCCTTAACTTTCTTTTGTACGTACTCTGGGTCTATAATAATACTATTACCCTTGTATGTAACTAATTGGTCTGGTGTAAATGCTTTTAACCAAGACTTACCACCTGTATAGATATATGGATTAGCAAATCTTCTTACTAAAAATTTCTTTAAAGCATTATGATAGTTTTCTTTAAAAACAGTATTTCTTACTGCATATGTACCAGCCATAGCTTGAGCTAATATTTTATTTGATGTATGAAATTGTCTAAAGTCAGAACTGCTATCAAATTCAAAGTCTATATCTAACTTACCTTCTCCCTCTAATTTCATTATCTTATCCATTACTTTACCTGCTACTCTGCTGTCAGGAAATTTTAGTAATGTATCTTTTATAAATTCTAATGGCAATTCATTTAAAGAAAGGTCAGCATCATTTATTATCTTATCTAATTCTTTAAGTTGTTTGTCACTTAATTTTTCATTCTTAGCTCTAACTTCATTTACTTTTTCAGCAAATGACCTACCTCGTTCTGTACCTAACAAACTAGGTTCTAATATTTCTTTAAAGTATTGTTCAGCAAAGTCTGGAAATTGATTACTAGACGCATGTAAATAAAACTGTCTTGCAATCTCGTCACCTTTAATAGATTTAAATGGGTCTTCAAATGTACCTGTACTAACTTGCATATGCTCTATAGGTACTTCAAATGTTTTAGGATTCTTAACAGAAAATGTATTTGATTTAGGATTATAAGTAAACTCAGCATTTACTTCTATCTGACCTTTTAACTTAGCACCACTATCAAAAACAATAAAATCTAAGCCATTCTCTTTCATAAAATCATTCCAACGACCTGTAGCTCTTTGTCCATTTGACTTTGTAAACAATGCTCCTAATCCAGTATCGCCAGCAACAACTGGTTTTAAATGACCTACGTTTTTATCATAACCCATATATTTTACAATTGCATCAAAGAACTTATGTGCAATAATTAATCCACCATCAGTATCACTATTACCTGTAGTTTCTATATCTTTGATTATCATACCTCTCATTTTACCATTAGATATAGTTTCTGTAAAACTAGCTTGGTTTAATGGAGTCATTCTATTTGTTATAAGAGTTAATCTTTTATTTAAATCTGCAACAGACTTACCATAACCTTTATTTAGCAACAAGCCTAATCCTTGTAAATTAGGAGAGTTCTTATTGACTAAACCATTCATTGCAGCGTGATGCAGCACATTGCTAACCCACTTACGTTCATATAATCTATTTGTACCAAACATATTCTTATCTGATTCAAGACCAGCTTCATATGTTTTTTCTATAGCTTTTCTAATAATAGGGTCACCTTTAGACATAGCATCAAATATTAATTCTTTTGTTATTTGAACATTACCTAAACTATCTACATAGTCAGCAATTAACATAAAGGTCTTATCCTTCATGCCACTATAAATATACTTACCCTGTTCTTCTAATTTATTTTCTATCTTACGGAGTTTCTTACTATCTACTTTAAATACTACATTCTCACCTTGTGGTGCAAAATCTAATATCTTATATGCTTGCCCATTTTTTGTAACTCCATGTGTCATAAACGAGAAACCACCAAAGCCTAAATAATTTATAGGAAGCGTAACATATCGTTCACCTAAACTAGTTGTACCAAATGTTTTACTTTTTGTACTCTTTACGTCTATATCACCAAATGCTTTATCTTTAAAATAAAATACTTCTTGTGTAGGCTCTGTTTCAGTATGCCATTTTCTTCTATACCTACCTTCATGCTTAGTAGTTAAATCATTACCAATTAATCTTTTTAAACTATCTATAAATACCTCTACATTTCTTCCACCCTCTGCTGTTAAGCTTTCAGATGTAGCTTGTTCTCTAGCAGCAACAAAATCTTGTTCTGTTTTAAACTGCTTTTTATCAACCTCTTTGTATACATCCTTATCTGTATTTTTTAAATGCTCAATCTCTCTAGTTACGGGATCCATGAAATCACTTTGTTGGTCAGAGTATAATTGTGCAGATGTACTTTCAGCGTCTCTAAATCTACCTGATAACACAGCCATAGCATCAGATGCTTTTAGTCTGTAAAATGCATGTACAGTATCATTATTAACTTCTCTACCTGAGTTTTTAATATACTCTTCTGCTAAAGGTCTCCATTTTGTTTCTGGAAAATTCTTTTCTAGATAACCTAATGAAGCTCCAGTAGAACCTTTTAAACCTTCTGAATTTTCATAACCTAAAGGATGTTCATGCAGTATGTAATCTTGAGTCTTTTTAGTAATAGTGTTCCAATCTTTAGCATGCTCTGGGTCTAATATGTCTTGTAAATTTCTACCAAGCATTTCACCTTTTTTACCATTCATCCATACACCAGCAGCTTGTTTATAAGCTGGTCTAGTATTGTAACCAAAAAAACCACCTAATAAATATTCATAGATTTGCATCTCTATAGGGTCACGTCTCATTGTAGCAGGTAAACCCATAAACATAGATGCAACACCAGCTCTTAATCTAGCGTTAGCTGTTTGTATTTGTTCTGGAGTACCTTTGTACATCTTACCTACAGATACAAAGTTACCTATACCACCAAATGCACCACCTGCTATAGCACCTCCAACAAATGCATCAGCCATAACATCTGTACCTTTCCATACAGAACTAACTGCACTTGCTACACCAAGACCTAATGCTTCTTCAGTTATTTGTCTAGTAGCAGAACCATGTCGTAAGAACTCTATAGATTCAGCACCAGTCTTTTGCAATACTTTATCAAAAGTAGCTTTAGTACCTCTAGAAAATTTCATTGGAATAGCAATGTCATCTAGTGTTTTTATACCTGCTTCTAAAGCTTTGTACATTCCAGCACCTCTAAATCTGCTGAAAACAGACAATGGCGCTCTCATAATAGCAGGAGCAAAACCAGCTAAATGTCCTAATTGCCTAAAGATTGCCTCACCTGTTGTACGAGGTTCTTTAGGAATTAAATCCATTGTAGTAAGACCCTCTATAAATCCAGCTTGAGCTTGCTGTAGACCTCTTCTTAAACTAAAATTACCTTCTAGTCTTTTAAAGTTTATTTCATGTTGTTCAGCTAATGACTCAAGTTCATCAAGTTGGTCGTCATTAAACATATCAGGGTTTGCCCTGTATGTATTTATAAGGCTCTTTACTTTGTAGCCTTCGTATGGATTAATCATTAATTACCTATTTGGGTCACTAAAATATCTTTCCTCTGCTGGTGCATTGCCATAAAGCTTTGGATAATTGTAATAACTAGAAAATGGATTTTTTGGAGTACCTTCTTCTAATACTGGTAACGCTTCTCCACCAATTAAAGCACTTAAACCTAATAAACTACCAGCACCTACAGCACTATAATTTAAATATCTTTCTGCTACATCCATTGGAATGTTTAAATTTTTAGATAAACCAGATGCAGCTTTAAATCTACCCATCCTTGCGTAGTTAGCTCCAGCTCCAGCCATTCCTTTTCCCAATCCAGCAACGCCTCTTCCAGCAGCAGTAGCAATTCTACCTGCTCCAGCAGTCATACCACTAACTCCCCTACCTACACTACTACCACTTACTTTATTTCTTACAGCTCTTAATGCATCACCAGCTCTACCTTTTAATGCTCCTGTTCCAAAAGATATAGCTTTACCTGCACCAAGTAAACCTGTTGCTAATCCACCTATCATACCAATTGCAGATGCTGCAGAATCTGTACCTGTTTCTCCAAAAGTTTTTTCACCTCTAGATACTGGTCTCATACTATCTGGAAGCAATCCAAATGTAGCCATGTCTCCAAGCTCAAACGCTGCTTTACTAAATGGTTTACTTTCTCTATTAAAATGCCTATTCATCTGTTTAGATAACTGAGCAATTACTTCTGCTTCAGCATCAGTAAACTTTCTTGGGTCTTTATTGTATTCGTCTATAAGACTTATTATTTTCATTGGTTCCATTAGTATTGTCCTCTCATGTTACCTAGTTGATTTAACATCAACATATTTAAAAAGTTAGTTTGATTTCTTTGGTCTTGGGGAACCATCTGACCTACATTACTATTAGGTGCAACATTAGGACTGCTTCCTATTAGTCTTTCCATGTTAGGTTCATACTTTTGCTCTGGAGCAAGCTTATCAAACTCAACACCTAATTCAGCTTCACTCTTTATATTAAAAGGATTCTTCATACTATTTTCAATAAACTTAGTTTTATTCCTTTGTCTATCAGCCTCACCTTCTTCTGAAATAGCTTTATTTATTCCTTCTACTGCCAGACCTTTTTTATATTTAACATCTTCTTGTCTCAATTGATTTGACAAGTTAAATACTTTATCTCTGTAAGCATTGTCAGCAAGTCTTTGTTGAATCCTGTTGTTCAAATCTTTTATTTGAGCATCATTCATATCTTTTTGTTGAGCCAAACCTTGAGAAGTTAAGCTATTTCTATCTGCAGCTAGATCTCTTTGTAATTGCATTCCTTCTCTTTGCAATTTTCTAGAAGCTGCCGCCATATCTTCTGTTATGTCTTGTTGTCTTTTTTGCATTACTGCATTTAAAAGATTACCTGTTCCCTGAGAATTATACCCAGTAAACCTTGTTTGCATATTTGGTACAATCATATTATTTCCTTCCCAAACCTAAAAAGGTACCAGCTAAATTAAACATGTTGTTACTTTGACTTTGACCATATGCAGCTCTTGCATTTTGGTTTTGTACTGCTTGATTATATTCAGCCATTTTTAGTTGTTGGTTATATGTGTTTTCATTTTGAGTATTAAATTGCTGATTCTGTAAAGTTCTAGAATCTACACCAGCAGCAAGTTGTCCAGATTGACCATATGCACCCATAGCTGTGTTAGCCATTTGACCTGCTAATTGAGTACCTTGATTAAGTATACCCATTTGTCCTTGTGCAAATTGGTCACCAGCTTGTCTACTTGAGATAGCATCGTATAAATTACCCATACCCATATTACCTCTAGAAGCCATAGCTGCATTCATTGCATTTATGCTTTGTGCTGATGTATCACCTACACTTCTTCTTAATGTATCAAATTGTCTTTGATTATATGTTGAATTAGGATTTAACATATCTGTAGCTTGTTGTTGGAATGTACCTCCCAATCCTCTAAGACTACGCATGTTATCTTGTAGCATAGAATTAGGATTGTATTGAGATTTAGCTAAATCAAATTCAAAATCTATATCTATATCTTTAGGTCTGTTTCTTCTAGCAGAAGCTAAACCCATTAATCCAAATAAACCAGCACCTACAGGAGAAATACCACCAAGCAATCCTATACCTTTACTTAACATACCTCCATACTTACCTGCCATTAATCCTAACTTACCTAAAGTTCCCATTTGAGGTGTAGCAGTTGGAACAGCAGCACCTCCAGAAACAACTGGTGCTACTCCTCCTAACAAACTACCTCCTGTACGAAAACTTGGCATTGAACCACTTAATACTCCCATTTGAGGTAAAGCAGCTGGTGACGGAACATTTGAAAATGCTGACGTATTAGCTGCTGGTAAACTTATACCTGTACTTGGGTCATAAGGGGGTGCTAATGGTGCGTTAGTTCCATAATCCTGCAACGATGGTGCAAGATTACTAAATTGACTTAAAAAATTATTATTATTTGGCGGCATAGTTTACTCCTCGTTTAAATTTAAAGATGTACTTGCCCAGCCTTCGCTAGTACGCCCTTGTATTTTATAAGAACCACCATCAGGTGACCTTATAACTCTTATATTACCTTCTTTTCCAGCAGACTCGTCTGGAAGCAGAATAGTATCTTTATTATTTACTGCATCTATTAATTCATTTAAATCATCATAGATTTTATCTATAACTCTTTGCATGTTATTATCATTAATTCTTTGTGAACGCTTCTTACTTATCACGACATATCCTTAGTTCTTTTTAACCTTCTAAAAACAAGCCTCATGCCATCTATTGTAGCTGTAGCATCACCTGTTACTGAAAGCTTAACTTGAGCATGCCTAGCAGTTCTTTTCGTAGATAATGCTGAGTAAGCTCCACTATTTTCTGTTGTATTAACTAATATAGTAGGTGTGCTATCTTCAGATAATATCTCTGCTTTATAAAACTTTTTATCTGCTGTGCTTTCACCCATTGTAAATTTTTTACTATACCATATAAAATTATCTAACCTTGTATTATTCTTAGGATTAAAAGGTTTAATTAATCCATTAAGACTATCAGATACTATTAGCTCATTAGCTTTACCATTTATAGCACCAAGTGTAAGAAGATTAGTTGTAGTAGGATAAGGTCTGTTCCAGACATCCCATCTATTTTTAGGTACTGTATATACTAAACATTGTGGCACATAATTATTTACTGTAGTAGTAACTGTTACATTACCAGTAAAAGTATTATTTGCTGGTGCGTCTAGTTCAAAAGTATTTGCATCTCCTATAGCAACTATTGTTGAACTTCCACTAGGAAGATTTGAATTTGTTACAGTTTGACCTATTGCTAAAGAATTATTACCTCCATGACTTACAAATTCTGAACCAGCAGTAAGACTAACGCTGTGTGTAAAACTAGTTGAGGTATCAAATTTGTATTGATAGAAAAAGCAAAATGATTTTCTATATCCATCATATCCTAATACAATATCGCCACCATAATTAGTACTATTAAATTCAGTTAAATTATCTAATGCACTATAACTATTTCTAACATCATCTAATTGATGAGCTTTCTTTATTCTTCTACCTATATCATTTATTTTACTACCATCATGATAATATACACTATTTCTATCCATCCAACATAAACCAACATCTGATGCTATAACAGAATTTTGATTTCTACAACCTATGCCTTTTATAGTATCTTCTATAAACATACCATCTGGATTTATTACATATGTTTCATTTTCAGAATAAACATACAGCCTACCATTAAATGTTTCCATTGCTGTAGCTGTATTAGGTAGTAATAAATAATCTCTTATAACATTAAATTGGTCAAAATTAAATGGTCTAGATTTAAATAAATAATTAGTTGCATCATCTATATCTGGATGAGAACATCCCGATACATATAAAAAGTTATTTACTTTAGCACTTAAACTATACTTAGGTATAGTATTTATTAAAGCTTCTGACATTCCAGTTCTTGCTTCATATGATGCATAAGATACACCATCATCAATAATTGTTTTATTATAATGGTTACCCCAATTTGGATTAGTTGTACTAGAATCTTCTTCTAACCATCCTGATTTTAAAGGAATGCTTTTGATTAATCTAAAAAACCCTGCTGGTTGTACAGCATTACCAGACGATGCACTAGACCTATATAGATTAACATGTGTAACTCTTTTATTTAAATTAGAAATGTATAAACCTATGTCTACATTTAAAGCATCTTGACTAATACTACCATTATCTAAATGTAACCAAGACGATAATGGAGATTCTTGATAACCATCATATGTAAAAGATGTTGCATAAAAATGGTCATGAGCAGGATTTAAACTACCACTAACAGTTGTATTATTAGTTATAATTAATTCTACTTCACCTTCTGCTTTTTTAGCAAGGGATCCAGAATTTCCAGCTGCCCATCTTACCTGACCACCAGAAGAAAATACATTATAAGAAGCACTTATCTCATCTAATATTGCATCCTCTATATCTATATCAGTTCCTACGTTATTTCTAGTGATGTCAATTAAATTACTATCAGTATGATTATACGCTAATTTATTTTGACGGAATAGACTAGTCACATTAGAAGAAGAACCTTCTTCAACAAAATTTAAATAAGTTGAATTGCTAGTTTGCTTTACTTGATAAACTTTATCATATGTTTTATTATAAACTTGACTAAAAGCATAACAAGCTCCTTTTGTAATTGTATCTAATTTTTGACCTGCTGTATAATTATCTCTAATAACATGCGCCCACCATCTTACTGCTCCTTTAGGACTTGATGCACCATTGATAGTATTTCCACCTGTAAAATCATCATTATTACTACCCCAATAAAATCTTACATATGCAGTACTTTCTGAAGGCTTTACATAAGTTGCTATACCAACATAGCTATTAGTACCTGTAACTCTAATAAGGGGTAACTTAGGTATACTCATACTTACTGCTATTCTTTGGTCATGATTAGTTGCCCAATCTCCAGCAGCTGTATTAGCAGATTGGTCTATCCCCATAAAAGGACTTCTGTTTGTAGCAGCTACAGGTGTAGAACCTGTACTAAGATTACTAACAGAAATATTATACAAAAATGTATTACCACTATAATTACCTCTAGCTAACCACATTGTATTACCACATATCATTAAATCTGTAATGCCTGTAGTTCCTGTAATTACCCTACTAGTAATTACATCCATATTATCCTTATCTATTTTTAACATTGTAAAATTAGATGCTACTTGGTCAGCTACATATAAATTACCATCACTAGCAAATGTTATAGCTTGTGTTGATGTAAAAAAATATTCTGAGCGTTTAACTAAAGTTCCTGTAGCTACATCAAACTTATAAACAAATCTTCCATTATCTTGTATTCCATATACATATGTATTTGTAGAATCAGCAACAACTGCATGCATTAATGGAAATGGATTAGGAGAAAATAATTCAGCTGTAGTTGATTGAATGCCACTTGGAGGAGTAGCTTGAAATTGACCATGAGGAATAATTCCAATCCATTTAGGGTCTTTGTCTTTTCCAATACCTACATGGACTTCTTTATTATTAACTTGCATTGCTGCAATACTGCTGCTAGTTCCAAATGTACCAGATTCAACAACTGCAGGTGCGCTAGGTGTACCATGTACATCATCAACCTTTTTTATATCAAAGTCTGATTTATCTATATATACTAGCCTGTGTGTACCATTGTCATTTATTATAGCCATCCTTGTAGTATCAACACCTGCTTTTACAGCTGTGTCTGCATGGATACCCATTAAGGAACCAGCTTGACTATAAGGGTCTATATTTTCACTATAAACAGCAGCGTCATCTGGAATATCCCTATCATCTGCATTATAGACATTGCCAGTTTCAAATTGCTTTATTTCAAATAAATCTTTAGGCACTTATTATTTTTCCATTATATGTTGTGTAGCCATCATTAATTGTTAAAACTACTAAATTAAAATTTCCGTTAGACAAAATATCACAAACACCTACATTATGACTCCAATTAGTTGGTCTACCTTTTAAATAACTTTTAGTCATATCAGTTAAACATCCCATTGAATGAGCCATGTGGCTTCCGCTAATGTGTTGGATTGTGGCTTTTTGACAATCATGGGTATGTCCATAGATGACGTTGCATCCCAATTGCAAGGCATGAGTCCTTGCGTGTGACACTCCCATGTAATGCCCCCCATGGTAAGCGTACAATTTGCTACCAAGTACTTTGAAGACTTCTCCATATTTATGCCATTCATATCCACGCTCATCAAATTTAAATGCTGTTCTACTTAAATATTTATCTAAGTATGGGTTTTCTTCAACAAAGTTGTCAAACCAGATTTCGTGGTTTCCTTGTGCAAAGATTTTTTTCTTGCATTGTACCAATTGTAAAACTTCATCAATCTCATCCAATCCTTTATTTCCATAAGCTATCTCCTTATCTATTGCTGGTAATTGATACTCAACTGGTGGTCTTTTCTTTTTAGACCATTGCCAATGACTAACGCTTTCACCATCAATTGTATCTCCTAATAGTAAAAAAGCTGAAGGCTTTGCTTCTTTTATTACATTTAATGCACATGCAAATGCCTTTTTATCGTGGTTTGGAAAGTGTGTATCTGGAAAGATAACCACTCTGTCTTTTATTTTCACAGTAAACTCCCATGTTACTCTTTTATCTCGAAGTGAACTAAATCGTCAAAATTATTGTCTTTGGTAGTTCTTCTACCTTGACTCAAACTTGAATCACTCCAGTCGCCTCCCCAACGAATGTTAATCCCCTTGCTTGCTGCTATGCCCAAAACAAAACCACCAAGGTAATGAAAATCATCCCTAGCGTTCCAATCAATTGGATAAGGAGCAATGTCCACAGCTTTCCCATCGACATGCTTACCAAATTTAGTTTTGCTTTTGCCTTGCTCAACCAACTCATTTTGTCTCTCCTGACTTCTTAAACCCTCTATTACAGTTATATCAAAGTACTTACATACTTCAGTTAAAACTTCTACTAATCTAGAGTCTACCCCTTTTAGTCTTTCACGAGATCTTTTGCCAAATTTTGGCATTACTTCTTTACTATACCTTCAATTACATCAGTAACTAAATCAACACACTTTTCAAAAAATATCTGTTCTTTTTCTTCAGATACAAAAGGTATGTCTATTTTTTTATTAATCTTAGATGCTAAGACTTCTTTAAACTCATCAGATTGTATATGGTCTACCATTCCATCTGCATATTCGTTTACAATATGGTCTTTAGCTTTATCTATAATTCCTGCTAATATTGCTTTACTCATTTTACTTTCCTTATTATGTTTATTTTATAACTCAAATAAATTATAGTCATTATTGCTACAACACATTGTAAGAATAAACTTGCATGTGCTAGAGACAAACCATAATTAAATATACTTGCTGATGTTACTTTTAAGCTGTCCATTATTTCTTCTTAACTATCTTTTTTATTTTTCCGTTGTGCGTTCTAGCAAACTTATGTGTTTTTGTTTCCCTAATCAATGTACCAGAATAACGCTTGCCACCCCACATCCAACTTACTTTTTTAGCCATTACCATTTTACCTTATGAGACCAATACCTAGCACTTAATTTACTTGGTTTAGAATCTTGTGCATTATGTCTAGCATAATACGATTTACGTCTTGCTTTATCTTTAGCTGACTTAGGATTCTTTCCAGCTCCTTTTACACCTTGCTGTCCAAATCGTATTAGCTTAGTAGTTTCTCCTACTTTAGCTACAACTACATGAGACTTCTTAGGATGACTTGGAGTACGCTTGGGTTTATTATACCCAGATACGCCAGCTCTTTTTAATTTAGAATCTTTTTTAGTTGCCATAATTACTCCTAGTGTTTTCCGTTTACTCTAGATAAACTACCTTTTATTTCCGATACTTGATTGTCCAAATCATTAATTTCCTTCGTAAGTGAATCAAACTTCCTGTCAAGTTTGTCGTCACTTTTATTCCACCTGTTAATAAGCTTAATAACCATACTTTCCATGTTTTCAAGTGTTTCACTTTGTCCTTTATTTTCTATTTTTAAATTCTGCAATGACTCAGCTTGTTCATTACCACGCTTGTTCATTGAATATACCATAAACACAAACATCGCTCCTACAACACCTATCATCCCTGCTTCTGAATAAACTGCTAAAAAATCCACTACTCTTTGACCCTCCGCAACTCTCTGTTAATAAAATAATTGTGATTAAAGTCATCTTCTGTTAAGACTACTTTCTCTTCCTTTTTTTCTTTCCCCAAGATAAAGGATTTAAATTTAATTCTTGTTGATACCATTCTAATTGTTCTTGCATTTGTGTTATTTTAACTTCTTCTTCTTCTATATGCTTACTGACAAGGTCTTCAATTCTGGTATTAGCAAGTTCCATTCTACGCTCAAGTTCTCCAATGCGATTTTCAATACGTAAGTACCCCATAACAATGATGCCAACTCCAACGATAATTTGCCCAAGCCACTTAATGTTAAGACTAATCCGCATATTATCGTCAAGTTTAGTGACCCCATAACTTCTGTACGTCTTCTCATCGTTCATGGTTTGTAATACTTGTGAAAATCTTCTGGATTCTCTGCATCAATAACAACAAAGATAGGAGATACAATAGTATTTCCTGTTCCAGAACCACCAATAATTGCATATAAATATCTGCCTTCTTGATAAGGCGACTTAATTGTGTCATTATCAAAAAGATGTAAAAAGCTAGTGTCGCTAAAAACAGGAACATAAGTACCATTAAGTATCTCTTCTGGTTCTACTCTACGATTGTTATTATAATCAATAACTTCGCCTACACTAACTGTGCGATGTGGTTGAGATGGGAACTTACCCATGCCATTTACTTCAACTTGTTGATTGTACCACATCGTAGACGCTTTAGTAATTTTTTCTAAATTTGCTTTTGTTTGTTTCGCTTTAGCTCCCTCACCGATACGACTAAAAGCAGGAGCGGCAGTAGTAGCCAAAGTAGCCATGATAGCCATGGTAACTGCAAACTCAGCAAGACTATTTCCTTTATTACTTAATATCATTTTACGCTTTTTAATAATCCTTTTTCAAAAACCCATTCTCTTGTTTGACCTTTTGCATTATAAACAACTTGCAGTTTACCATCATATCCTGATACACTAGCATTTGAACCAGCAGCTCCTGTGTCACCTTTATCTCCTTTTGCACCAGCAGCACCTGTAGCACCAGTTGCACCAGTATCTCCTTTGTCTCCTTTGTCTCCTTTAGCTCCAGCTGAACCATTGCTTCCAGCAGAACCTGTATCTCCCTTATCACCTTTATCGCCTTTAGCTCCAGGTGTTAAAGATATTGTATCTACATCATCAATAATTGCATCACATTTAACAAATAATTGTTTTATCATAGCTGCTTCTGGAGAATCATCTCCACCTGTGCCATCTGTAGAGTTTTTATAGATAGCATCAAACTCATCTATCTTATTTTTAAATTGAGTATCAGTTCTAGTTTCTAAACTTTTACCTCTATGTATTGCAAACTTCTTTGGTCTAGCCATTAAAAACTCCTATCTCCAATTATTTGAAACTCACCTACAAAAAAAGCATAACTACCTGAACCAGTATTTGTTGTTCTTCTCATTTGAGGTACAAGTATATCGCCTTTATTTATAGATACACTCAAATTACCTGCTCCTAATTCATTTAATGCGCTGGTAGTACAAGCTAATGTTTCTAAAACACCACCATTAACACTTGATATATTAACATCTGTTGTGCTATTACTCCAATTTGGAGTACCTTTTTTTAATACAAGCTCAAAAGTATTACCCCAATTTGTTGAACCACGAAGATAACATTCTTTAAGTGTAAAATTAAACGGAGCAACAAAAGGAGGATTGTGATAAGCTAACCAAGTAGTCTTTTCTGTACTTTGTCCTGTTGACCAATTGTTACCATTATTTCCAAAAGTACTATTAGGGTAGTAGTAATAACCATATCGTGTATACCATCTACAATTCCAATTCCAATAAACCTTTGTTGAACTTAATCCTAGTGAGCTTCTAATTGCTGAGTTATCAGCAAACGTAATATTGTCATAAAAAGTAGTCACTCCGTTTACAATTAAATCACTACCAAGTTCAAGATTATTAAATTCTACATCATCATTAGGACTTAATCCTAAATTAGTTCTAGCAGAACTAGCACTTGATGCACCTGTTCCACCATTTTGTATATGTAAATCTGTACCACTCCAATTACTATTATTTACAGAGGTTAAACCAGAAGCAGGTGTTGCCCAAGTAAATGTTCCATCTCCGTCTGACCTTAAAAATTGTGAAGTAGTACCATTGCCACTAACTGCTAATTCATCTGCTCTGACTGCATTACTATCTATTGCATCAGCACCTACAACACCTGTAGCAAGTTTAGAAGGGTGGTCAATAGCACCTGATGCTAACTTTATTGAAGTTACAGCAGAGTCTGCTATTTTAGCTGTTATTACAGCAGCATTGTCAAGATTAGCTGACCTAATTCCAGAAGCTTCTATTTTAAATCTATCAACAGAACCGTTTTCTAATTTAGCATTAGTTACTGCTCCATCTTTTAATTCAGATGTGTCTACTGCATTAGCTCCTATAGCATCTATATCAACTGCACCAGCGGCAATTTTTGCACTAGTTACTGCATCATCAGCAATCTTAGCAGTTGTTACTGCATTACTACTTAACTCACCAGAACCTACTGCACCACTACCAATCTTAGCATTTGTTACTGCATCATTAGCTATCTTAGCTGTAGTAACAGCGCTGGAACTAATATTACTAGCTACAACGCTGTTACTTTCATTTAAGATTATTTTTTTCCAACTAGCCATTCTTCTGTTTTCCTAACTCCTTCTCAAATGCTGTGTCTATTTTGGTTATTACTTTAGCAAATGCTACAGCATCTTCACCTTTTAAAGTAACATTTTTTAGAGAAGAACTGATAACATTTAAAGCTGTTATATCTAAATCAATCTTCAAGATAACTCCTATGTATTATTCCTAGTTTCTGAATTACTTTATATCCAACTTCTATTTCTTCGCCACTAAAAGAACTTCTTTTAATTAAACGTAGTAGAAAGTCTGTATCTTTAATATTTAAAGATAATTCAGAATCATGCTCTTTTACAACAGGCTTGTTGTCATCTATCTTAGTATACTTAGACATTAACTGTAAATGTATACGTTACCTGTAGCTGTGTTAATGAACATACTTCCAACTGATGTATCTGAACCAGAGGTACCAGTTGATGCTCTTTGTATTACAGGGATCTTACCATTATAATTAGTAGTATCATTAGCGCTACTCTTATAAACTTGAGATGTCCACTCATGACCTGATTCATCCCATATTAAGTTTACATTAGCTCTTGAACCACGTTCTACTTCAATACCACCATCTTCAGAAGGTGTACCAGATGCATTAGAATTTAATACGATTGTATTATCAGCTAATTTTATCTCTTCAGTATTAACAGTTGTTGTAGCTCCACTTACTACTAAGTTACCAGCAATTGTGATAGTATCATTTGAATCACCGATAGTTAACGAACCTAAATTAGAGTTAAGAGCTGATGCTACATTAATCTTATCTGTTACATCGGCACCTGCTTCAATTCCATCTAGTTTTGTTTTATCACCATTAGCAAATGCGCCTTCTGATGGTTTAACTTGTAATGTAGAGATAGTAACACCTTTTACACCAGCTAAATCAGTCATTTCAGAATCCATTAAAGCACCAGCAGCTGTTACATTTGTTGCATCAGTAACATCAGCAGAAGCTTCAATAGCATCTAATTTATTTTTTAAAGTAGTAGTAAAGTTATTATCAGTTTGTGATGATACGACAAAATCCATATTATTGTTAGCATCATCATAAGTAACACTAATGCCAGTTTTAGTACCACCTGTAGCTACAAGCGCTCCAGCAAAGTCTTCTACTTCTTCTTTTGTTAAGTTTGTATCTACGCCTAACCCAGATACAAAGTCTGATTTAGTCATCTTTCTATTAGCAGAAGCACTTACGTCATATATTAATATTTCATCAGCATCTGCAATACTTGTTTCTGCAGTATGACCATTAATCATATCTACAGCAATTAAAGGCGCTCTTATTGCACCATCAGCTATTTTGCCATGAGTTATTGCATCACTTGCTATCATACTTCCAGATACTTGCACCTGTCCAATTGCTCCTGCAGTTGTTGCACCTAATACTCTGTTATTAACTGTAGTATGTTGCATCTTTGCAAAAGTAACTGCATCATCTGCTATTTTAGCAGTAGTTACTGCTCCAGCTTTTAACTCGTCTGTATGTACTGCATTTGTTCCTATAGCGTCTATGTCTACAGCACCAGCAGCTAACTTTGCACTTGTTATTGCATCATCTTGAATTTTAACAGTTGTAACTGCATCATCACCAAGAGCAGCTGCTCTTACTTGATTATCACCTATTGCAAACCTATCTACACTTCCAAGGGCATAGTGTTCTGAATCTATTGAATCAGCAACTATGTGTTCTGAATCAATTGAGTCATCAGCTATCTTTGTCCCTGTAATGGAGTCAGCAGGTATGTCACTTGCAGCAAGGTTACTATTTTTATAACTACTATCATCATCTGTAGTAATTACTCGTTTCCAATTTGCCATTGTTTTATTCTCCTATTATTAGCCTACTGTACAGCAACGTACACTACGCCATCTTTATTGATTAAATCCCCATTATTAGGGTTGGAAGGTAAAGCTGCTGTTGTTGTTTTCAGCTTTAACGTACCATCTGTTTTTGCTTCTAAGCCATTATTGGCTTCTAGAATTAAGGTTCCAGATGAACCATTAATTTCAATTTTTTCTTTCATTATAACTGGTCTTAATATATTTAATCTTGCACCTTCATTAGCATCGTAATTAATTCTTGCTACTGATATTTGTGTATCATTTGATTGGTCACGCAATGATAATGTATCACCTTTAATATCATCTGCTACTATATCATCTACTGTTAAATCACCAGTAATTGTTAAATTACCAGTCATTGTAGTATTACCAGTTATAGTTGTAGTACCTACAATATCTAATGTACTAGTACCTAAATATAAAGGACTACCTACGCCTTCTCCATCGAAAACTCTTTTAGCGCCATTTTCTAATCCTTCATTTTGAGTAACACCAGCTACTGTTAATAAATCTTTAAACGAATCTTTTATCGCTCTATCTTGTAAACTAGCCATATTGAACCTCTGAATATGTTGGGATAGCAACTTCTGGTACAGCTGTGTAAACAGGAGTTGCAATACTTATCTCAGATAATGTTGTTGTATTATCTATTATAACTGTTGCAGTTAAGGAATTAAAATCAAAAGAAGCAGTACTAAATGTAACATCTGCTAAATTCCAAGTAGCACTTATTACTGATTCTTGACTATATGTAGGAGTAAAACCCATTATAAATCATATCCTGCAATAGTATATCCAGAACCATCTAATCCCTTATTAGCAGTTTCTAAAGCATCTTTAGCTTTTTCTTCAAAAGCCATTCTAAAGTATTGTGCTAATTCTAATGTTTCTGGTTTCTTTTCGTATCCTTGAGATATTACTTTATATGCTAATGCTTCATGAAACTCTGGGTCAAATGAAGGTGATTCATGCATATGTATCTTATCAGCTACAGAAGATGTGCCTGATGTAAATTCATCATCTTCTTTAATTACAAACATTGTTACTTCTTTTACTTCTGTTGGACTTTGAAATTCATTAAAACCATTGTGCTTTACAATTGCTATAGCACCTCTTTCTATAAAATATAAATGTTCCATTATGTTAAATCTCTCTTTTCTGGTCTAACTAAACTTCTTTGAATTGTTCTACCATCATAATCAACATGCTTTACTTCTATAATCTTTTTATCTAATCCGTAATATCTTTGACCCACAGCAGTATTAAAATTAAATGCTGATGTAATAGCTCTACTTTTTCTAGCAAACTCTTTTGACGCATTATTTAATCTTGTGCGTATTTCTGTTTCAGACATATCTGGGTGATGTTCACGAATTAACTCATGTAATTGTTGTTGTGTCATACTAATGCTCCTAATCTCTGCAATTCTTGAGTGTACAAAGGAGTTAATGATTGAATTTGTATTGTAGTACCTTGTGCTAATTCTACATCTTCATCTGTTTGTACTTGTGTATTTAATACATTCTGTAAGAATTTTATAGCAGCACCTAATACAACAGCGTAATAAGCTGTACTTGGCATATTAGTTATTGCAGTATCATTACTTGCAACTGTTGGATAAGATAAAGTATACAATCTAGCAACTTCTGTTGCAGAGGGATCTGGCTTAATAATTAATGTCGTTCCTTGCATATAATATATAGGTGTTCTATTAGTTGCAAAATGTAAACTATTAACATCTATTACATCTGCTTTATTACCCAATGGTACTTCAGAAACACTACGACCATTGCGTTCTATGTTTACAGCTTCTTTATCTGCAATGTCTAAACCATTTCCATTATTTAATACATTTTCTGTACCATAACGCATTTTTAATCTAGGTGGTAAAACAGACTGAACTTCTCTAGCAGATGCTGTTAAATATTGTAGAATAGCAGTATCTAATCCAGAATCTTGGTCACCAATTAAATCTTCTACTTGTTCTATGAAAGTCATTATTAACCTAAATAAGCTATGTATTTATGTCCATTACCTGCTTGCAATGCACTCCATTTACCATAAATTATTGTTCCTGCAGGTAATTGGTCTGTCATGGAATTACCATTACCATTAACACCCATACCATTTGTAGAATCTTCTGGAGTCATTTTTGAAAATGTGCAATTACTTATACAATGTATTGCTACAAATGTTCCTGCATGCTCTGCACCATTGTTAATATATTTAGCTCCAGCCTGACCTAGCTGGATGTTTTGTGCTTCTTTTACTGTGTATTCATTTATATTTGCCATCTTGTTCTCCTTATAACTTACCGAGCTTGGCAACTCTCATAGTTATATAGTTTATTTTTTACTTTTCTTTTTACCCATTTTCTTAGGCATGGATTTGCCTTTTTTTCTTTTTGGAGGTCTCCCTCTTTTTGAACCATAAGTTCCCTTGCCCATTGGCATACGCTACTCCTTTATTTAGAGCAGGGGAGCAAAAGCTCCCCATACTCATTGTTAGTTATTAAGATACAATCTTGAATAAAGAATGACTCTCAATTAACTGGATACCTAGTCCTTCATCAGACATGTACTGGTCTTTAACACCATCAAAAGCATTATCGCTCTTAATGTTAGCTTGATACATAGCTGGTCTGTACTGAGCGTGAAATAAATTCTCGTCAGATACTACAACCATGTATTTGTTATAGTCACCACGTAATGCTGGTGTTGGGATTAACTGAATAATTCCATGAGGAGTTTCTAGTGTTCTATAGTTAAAACCATAGGAATCTCTCTTCATGTCACTAAGATTTACAGTCCATCCAGATTTACCAGCGTTAAAAGAAGCGCCATCCATCTTTGACCAATATCCTAAAGCACCAGCACCTACGAAAGCACGCTTAACACCTGCTTCTGGTACATACTGGAATACTTTTTCCATATCATCTACAAAGTTAGAATACTTATAAGAAGCTTCTGATATTGAAAAGATATTTTGATAATCATCACTAGTAGTAGAACTACCATAGTTCTCAATAGCACTTACAATTCCATAAGTACTTCTAATTAGATTACCATCTTTATCAGTTCTTCCAGCATCTGCAAAAGAATCACTTGAAGAACCATCTTGTAAATCAAGACCTGTTCCACCTACTCTCTTACCAAATAAGAAAGCTTTTTCTTTTTGCATCTTATGCTCTTGAGCTTTTTGTCTTCTTAGTCTAGCTAATTCTGAAGATTCACCTCTTAGAACAGCAGCTTGTAATGTACCAGTAACTTGCAAGGATGTCTTGAAAATCTGTGTACTATTCCAAACCATGTCTAAGTCATCAGACCAATGGTCAGGTGCAGAACTACCTTCACCATGAGCATTACCAACTACTTGTAGAATGTCGCCTGTTGCTAAGTTAAAAGCAGAACCTAAGTTCTTTAGCTTATAAACGTCACCTGTTTTAGAGATTACTGCAGAACCTTTGTTAGTTCCTGCAGATGCTCTTACTTCTACAATTAAACCTAGAAAAGCATCAGTTATTGCTGAAGCTCCACCAAATCCGTTTGTTGATGCAACTGGTGTTGCTGGATTAGATGCACCGCCTAGTGTAATACCTGTATCATTTGCAGGTACTGCTAAACTTCCACTTCCAGCAGCACATGTACCTAGTACAATATTCTGCTTAATCCATGGGTTTCTGTGTTCAAACATTTTGAAAACAGGGTCTGGTACTGAACGTAGTTCCTGATTACTAACCATTGTAGTAAAGGGAGCAACATCAGTCCATAGTTCTTTAGTGACTTGTGGGTCTACGTGAAAATCTCGTCTTTCAGTAAAGAGGATTCCACTAGCACCACCAGCACTCATGTTTTTTGCTGTCGCCATTTTATGACTCCTTTATTAACGACCTAGTAATGCATCACTAAATGCTTGCTCGTCAGTTCTTGGTTGTTCAGATTTCCCTGTAATTACAGAGGGATCTTTAGGTACCGATAACCTTTGAGCTTGATTTTGCATTTCTTGTGTTTTTTGTTGCACTACTGGGTTCGCACTTGTTCTTAATTCAAATAACTTAGCTAAATTATCCATAGAAAGATTATCTGGTGCAGCTGCCCATTTGATAAACTCATTAGCTTTTGCATTATCCCATCCATAGTTGTTAACAGCATGACTATAAGCTTGATTAGTTATAGCTTGTTGCTGTTGTTCAGCTACTTGTTGTTGATACTGAGCTTGCAATTCAGCTTGCCTTTGTGCATCAACTCCTTTAAGATAACCAAGATATTCATCTCTATAGTTTTCTTTAGCCATTCGATACGCAAACGATTTTGATTCTGGGTCGTTATATGCATCGACTTCATTGTAATTAACTGGTTTCTCAGGTTCCGTAGGCTCCTTCAATGAAGACTGCTGAACTCCCATTTGGGTTTGTCCTGCAGGTTGTCCATTGGAGAGCTTGGCTTCTAAACTGTCAAGAACCTCTGGATTATTTCTAATAATTTGCTCAACTGGAGCCATACTATTTCTATAATAATCTAGTTCTTCTCTCAAGTTAGACAGCTCACTCTTGGCTTTATCAGCCTGTGACTGCCAGTACTCATACCTATTAGTGTCTTCCTTTTGGTCAACACCGTTTTCTGTGGGTTCACTAATTGGAGCTGCAACCTCTTGCCCTGTAACAGGGTCTAAGTCAGCATTAGGAATTGTTTCAACTTGAGGTGCTTCAGCAGCAAACTCTCCTTCAAACATTTCCACATCCTGTCTCGGTGCAGAACCAGCATCAACTACTTCCAAATTATCCATTTTCTTTTTCCTTATTTTGCGATTTGGTTAATTCCAGCAACCGCTTCCTCAATTCTCTTCGTTTATACTTAGTATAGTTTCGTTCATCTCACGCTGTGGATTATCTTCAGCAGCGTTAGATAAATCATTTCTTGCATTCTTTAATTCATCAGAAAGTCTAGATTGATACAATTTTTGTGCCATCTCAACCTTTGCTTCTGCTTTAGCAAGTTTCTTTTCAAATTCTTTTACTTCTACACGTTTTCTATCATGTAATGATTCTCTCTGTGCAGTTTGTAAATCACCTTTAAGCTTTTTAATTTCTTCATTTTGCATTTGCAATTGACCTTGCAATTGTTTCATTTGTCCATTTCTTTCAAGGACACCTTCCATATCTGCAACATCAGTTTGTTTTAATAGCTCTATTTGGTCAATTAAACCAGCTTGATACAACTGCATGTAGTACTCAAATCTTCCCCAACGATTACTTGGTAGAGTAGAACCAGACAATACTATTACATCATACTTACCAACTGTAATATCACTTTGCTTACCTACAACATTTCCTATATCATCATAAAGAGGACTATTAACTACAACTTCATTAGGTTTATTATTAGGTTGCATTATTCTTATAACTTTTTCATCGGTGTATACTTGTTGTATTAATCCTACAACAACTTTAGCTAATTGATTTACACCTTCTTCTATATCATCTCTTTTAGATTTAATACGTCTTTGACCATACTCATCTAAAGCAACTGTTCCTTTAAAAGTTTGTGGTGCAGCACCCATGTCGCCCTGCATTAAAGCGTATATACCAAGGATTCTTTCAATATCAGCTTTTGCATCTGCCTCATTTTTATATAATTCATTAGGCAAAGGTATAGGGGATGCTACTATAGGACTACCTAACTCTGGGTCAAACTCTATGACCGCTGTTCCTGCTCTACCCCAATCTTGTTCTACCTGCTGTTTGTTTACTGCACCACGAGGGATTAATAATTTTACGTTTGTACTACTAGATGCATGTGCAATAATTAATGAACGTATTTTATTTATGTACTCTTGCAATCCTTTTACAAGTCTTACATCAGACATAGGATAAGGATTACGATTAAAACCATTCATAAATGGTACAATTGGATATTCTTCTATAGGTAGGATTGCTTTATACAGCATATGGTCACCTACAGAAACACATTGCTCTATATTTGTAACTTCTATTTCGTTTACTAAAATTCTTTTGTCTTCTATTAAATGTTCTTTTGTAGCTAAGTCTATATAACTAGTTGAGTTAGGTATAGAACCTTCATGCTCTTTCCCTGCCATAGGCATTGGTTGCCCTGTTTGCGGGTCTTGCATCATATGAAATGTATCACCCATCTGTTCATGTAACTGAACATAACCTCTTACTTGCTTTTCTTCAGTAAATATTTGAGTATCACCATTATTATCTGTCAATATTACTACTTCTTCTTTTTTATACTCTTCAAATTGGTCGATATTTAATACTTGCTCAGAATTAGCGTAAGGGTCATAAATCTTATAATAAGGCATACGTATCTTTGTATACCTTGTAAACATTTCTAGCTCTCTATCTCCAGATAGCTCTTCTCCTGCTGTTCTACTTTTAAGAGTAACATCTTCAGACATTAGAGAATGCCTACTTTCAGAAGGAATATTTATATGGTTTGTTTCTTGAACATTTCGTATCTCTTCTTCAAACTCTGGAAAGTGTTGTATCAATTGATTTTGACTCATCAATTTTGCTACAATAATATGACCACAGTCTCTAGCAAAGGGATCTTTACTGCTTGGGTCAAAATATACTTCAAGAGGGTCTATTGACTTTAGACAAACTTCACCACGACCAAAGTCTTTATCTGGGTCTGTATATGCCATCATAACTCCCATGCCTTTAACATAGTAGTCATCAATAGCTTGCTTGAGTTCTACGTTGCCATTGGAATTATCCCAGACGTAGGACATCAAGTCAGAAAATAAACGACCAACTTCTGTATCGCTGGTTTCTCTGGCAGTTGACTGAAATCGTGGCTTATTAGCAGCGAGCATAGCTTTTGCTTGCTCTACTGCAGAAAATATTACATTTACTACAATTGGTTCTTGAGCCTTATTTCGTAATGTGTCAGCTTGTTCTTTTGTCCATTGCTTACCATTACGAAACTCATTATCCTCTACAGCTTGTTTTGCCCAGTTTTCTCTGGATGAGCTGTATTCTTTTAATAGGTCGTGGGTAAATTGTACTTCTGGGTCTTTACTAGAGTTATTTTTACGCATAGAGTTAGGTTTTAGTTAGTTAAACTAGATTAATATATAAAAAGTTCCAAATTAAGATGTCTTCCAATCATAATTGTTTGCAGCAGACTTGCTGCTGGATTGTTTTTCTTTGTTTTCTACAACATGGCTTGGAGTATAACATTTTTTCATAGCATAGTATAATCCATCTAATAAATCATCATGCTTACCTCTAGGATATAATAATAACTCATCTTTTAACGATAGTTGTTCTTTTTTAATATATACTTTCTTTTGTGCAAAGTAAGGTTCCATTGTTTCAAGTCTAGATGATTTACTAGTTCTTGGAGCTTCTTTTATTTCTAATCCACTAATAAATAGATTCTCCTCTTCTGTTCTTTGTCTTAAATATTCTCGTAACATCTCTTGATAGCCTACAGACTCAATACGTACTTTTACAGGTTTGTATAGTTTAAAATACTCTATGATGCTTTCTGCTAAATTCATAGGGGTTGCTCTTTTGCGGTAGTATTCTAGAACATACCTGTTGTTTTTGTTATCAACTGCTATAGGCATAATTACACTATAGTCAGCTGTTTTGCGTATTGAGGATGCAGGGTCAACCCCCATAAAGACGTTTACTGGTATTTTTTCATTTTTAGATTTTAAATAATGTTGGTTATCACTATCTATTTCTAATTTATAATTATGATATTGTATATACTCTTCTTTAAATAGCTGGTCTTCATCTCCAACTATTTGACATAGATATTCTCTGTAGAATACACTTACTCTTGCTATAGACTCTAGTTCTTCTTTTTTTTGTTTTAATTTTTTTATAGGTTGCCATTCTTCCCATAAAGCTACTTCTTTGTCCATATCTGGACTAAAATGCATATTTACCCATCCCTTCATTTGTTTTAATATTTCTACTAAGCAGCGTTGATGCTGCGGAGTACCAATAACTATTATTCTACCTTTAGTAGGGTCTAATGAAGGAACTGCTGATTGCAATAACCATCTAAGGTTTTGCTCCATAGCTTCAGCAGTCTTAGTATTATTCTCATCTTCTGGGTCATCTACAATAATTAATGTAGGTCTTTGACTCCCTACTTTAATACCTCTAAGCTGTTGACCTGTACCTTTACATATTATCATAGAACCATCTTTTAGTTCTACTTCAGATTTTGCCCATTGTTTAGCATTGTGTTGACCCCAGTATCCATAGATAGCTCTAAATGTTTCGCTATACTCAAGAACATCTTTTATTGTTCCTAATAGTTTTATAGCATGGTCTTGAGTTCTGGATACTAAGACTATTAATTTACTCCCCTCGTGATGCATAAGGTGGTATAAAGGGTAGACACCACCCACAATGGAGGATTTAGCATGACCACGAGGGGCAATGATGTTTACTTGCTTGGAGGCATTATCAAGTAAAGCATCAGCAATCTTATAATGAAAATCTGGTGAAGGAACTGTAAACATATTTGGCATTATAATCTTACCAAACATTATCATGTTCTTCTTTAATTTATTAAAAACTAATTTTTTATCTTCTGCCACGTTTCTTTTTCTTTGGTTTAGGGCATTTTGTTATATTATGTATTTTTGTTTCTTCATAGCTACCTGTTTTTATACCACAATGTTTATGGTTATTACAATCTGTAGCAAATGCACAAGTTCTATCTATAATAGGACAGAATGAAAACATTAATATATATCATCATGCCACATCATTCCATATGTTTCCATTTCTCTCAAAGCATCAATTGCTACGGAAGAAAGAAACTCAGGGTCAGATGAAGGCATAGCCGCAATAACATGTAAAGCTCTAATAGCTACTTCTAGCTGGTCTTCCATGATATTAGCATTAACATGCTCATAATCTTCATCAGGAGTCAGGTTGCTCATTTGTTTCCTCTTTTCTTTGTAATGTTAGTTTATTCTCCTCCGTTGCTATAGTATCAGCTATCTGTTTAGTAACATCTATCTGAACTGTATCTGTTAATACTTTCTTACTAGGTTTCATCTCTAGTAAATCCATTATTGCATCGTTTGCTTTTAGAAAATTGTTTACATCACCCTTACCTTCTGCCATATGCAATGCTCTAAGCAGGTTATCTAATGCAAATTCTTTGTTAATACTCTTTTCAGAGAGTAATTCTTTTAATTTTTGTTCTACCATGTCTTTAGATACCTTTTGTTTTAAAAATCTTCTTACTGTTGCCGCAGGGATCTTTTGGTCAGGTCTATATACCTGTCCTAGTTTATCAAAATCCACTTTATCTCCAGATAATAGCATATTAGCATAGGTATTAATTGTATTCTTTGCTCTTGTAGTGTTTATCTCTTGTTCTTTCCAATCTTTTGTAGGATTAGTCTTAGAATAACACTCATATGCGTGATTTAATTCAAATTTTATTTTAGAAAACGAACTGCCCCATCCTACTCCACATGTTAGCTTAATAAATGTCTTCGTATTGCCATTCTTGTCTGTGTAATCCTTTTTAGACACACATTCACTAACATAATCATCGTCTGTTAATCCCCAATCTCCAGTATTGCACTCTTTCCAGTATAAATATTTAATATTTTTATTATCAGCCTCTTTTTTCGTATAAATAGAGTATTCTGATGTTTTTCTATTAATTCTTCGTTTTATTTTTATCATGTTTTACTAGTAACTGTTACTAATTAGTAACTGTTACTATATAAGTAACTTATATAATATATTATATACTTTAATCCATACTCTCATCAGGCTTATATCCTTGCTTTTGTTCTATAATCTTGGATATAATCTTAAATTCAGCTTCTAGCTCTTCTGCATCGGTGTCCATCCTATCCATAAGCTTCTGATAGTCAGCTTCAGTCATGGTAGATTTCTCCCATGTACCTGTAATCATGTTAAATACTTCGTAATCTCGTTTTTTACTAGTCATGTCTTTTTAATTTAAAGTAAAACTTTATGTTATTTCAACATTCAATTTAAGTATTATGTTCCAATACTCTTACAGAACAAGAACAAGACTGGGAGTGGGAGGTGTATTACGTTACCTACCCCCACGTTAGTTGGGGTGCAGGGGGTTGATTTGGTTGAGTTCAAAGATTGAGTTAAGGTGTTGCTGCCGCAACTCGTTCTTTATCAACTCGTTATCATACCCACCCAACGTACAGCTCACGACCCCCATTGCCTTCAGCAATGCCGCAGTCGTAGAGGTACTTGTACCTGCCCTGTATATGTACATGCCCCCAGCTATGTATATATAATCCTTACACATAGAGAGAGTACTTGTACTCATTTGTGAGGTCGTTAGACTTCAGTTGAAAACTTCCTCATATGTTTCAAAGGTTCTTTATCTTTGAATTAGTTCACTAAAATAAGGAGTTCTTATGTTTAAAACTTTAGTAAAAGACACGCTGTATATTGCTCTTGGAGCAGTAGCAACAGTAGGGTATGTTTCGTATAAAGCTGGTAAGTATGTTGTAGATACTTTACCAGAAGATAAGGAGTTTATCAAAGATACATATAATCAAGTTAAAGGTGTAATCAAGAAATGAAATTAAAGAGTCAGGCGTTTGCTTGGCTCTTTTTTTATTTATGATATTCACATAACTTAGGAGATTAATCAAATGAATAAATTACTTCAAAATACTGGGTATTTCCTTGTAGGCACATCAGTTCTTGCTGGTGCTGGTGCAAGGGTAGCTTACACTTATGCATCTGCTGGCGTTTTGACAGCAATCAAAATTGGTAAGCGTGAAATGTGTTCCGAGGAGTTGCATGGTCATCATGATGGTTGTCCATCTTGTGATTCGTAACACGTAGTGAAATTGGGAGGTGTCTTGTACATCTCCCTTTTTTATCTTTGATAATCTAGAACAACGGAGGAACAATCAATGTTAGAGTTAATTGTCATAGTATTTTTAGGCTTTGTAAGTCTCAATCTATTGTATATGTTGTATATACTTGTAGATAAAATAAAAGCAGTATATCAAATGAAAGAGTCTCTTGAGTTTGATGTAAAGCGTATGGAAACACATCCTCATGGTGAGCATGACCCTGTTACAGGTACATGGTATGACCAATATGAGAGACATGTGTATCCTTATATGCTGGCTCAAGCAAAGTTAGACTGTAAAGAGTTCGATGAATTTTTTCAATCGTTCCCTTTCAAGTACTTTGCTAAGTAATATTAGAGGGGTGTTTTTAAATGCCCCTCAATATCCTATAATCTTTTTTATCTTTGAATAAACATGGAGGTAATCATGATAGTATGCATAAGTGAACGGAGCTTATATTACAAATTTCAAGATTTGAACTCAGGCTCCGTTGAGTTAGTGAATAGAAACCAGTTCAGTACTAAAGAACTGGCTCGTGACGAGGCAACTCATAGATTTGCACAGAATAGTGCTATTCAATCTGTAGAGTTTACTCAGTAATACAAAATCCCCCTCGTAAAATTTCTCCTAATGGAGTTGAGGGGGTAAAATTTATTTCTTAATTAACAACGGAGTGTAAATAATGAATAAAGAAGAACTAGAAAGAAAAGTAAGACAATATCGTAAATTGTCTCGTATTCAAACTAAGTCAATACTGAAGAAAACAGATGCAATCTGGGAATTAAAATTCAAAGTTACAGGTCTTGAGTTCAAGGTTAAAGAACTTGAGAAAGAACTTAAAGAATTAGATAAATTCAATAAGATGCAATCTTAGTCTCGGAGAGCTTCGCTCTCCTCTATTTGTGTGAGTCTACTAGCTCCCTAATATGCTAGTAGCCTCACCCAGTATATTTATATTATAATGTGTGCTTTACGCACCCTTTACTTTAAAAATGTATTGCTAATCGCAATCCCTATCTATTATCCTCATATACTGTATTTTTTATTTATAGCTTATACACAATGTATGAGTTAAATACAAAGTTAGGAGATAACAGAATGAAATCAATAACATCAATACTAAAAGAATATGCTAAAGAAATAGACTCTTTAGTAGTAGCACGTGATTCAAAGCGAGCTAATAATCCTGTATGGTTTAATCGTAGCAAACAGGTAGACGGAACTTGGACTGATAACCCAATCAGTAAAAATGAAATTGCTGATTCGATAGATGACGGATACATAGTTAACATGTTCATCAAAGATGTAGAAGACAAAGAAGAGGTTCTTTCTACTACACTTAATGAGTTACTTAAAGATAAGTTCATGTTAAATCTGAAGACTGAAAGAGAATGCAAGAATAATACCCTACGCTATATGGTAGTTGGTACTGATTCATAATAAAGAGTAGATAAGCCTGTAAAGGTTGTGGAAATGTTCACTCCACATTAAATTGTCCAGAGTATGTGGTGTCTGTAAAAAGGCACCACATTTATTATAAAAGATGTGCTTCGCTCAATATTATAGTTCGCCAAAAAGCTCACAGCCACAATAACCTACAGCAAAGCGTACCAAGAACAAGCTACGAAATTAAACGGATCTAACTGTCTTTTTTATATGTGATATATTCTGGCTCTGCAAGGTAGTAGTATAGTACTATGCGAATCCTTCATCCCAGCAATATCAAACTGTCGCAAGCAATCATAATTACCAGTGTTCATGCCTGTTTTGGTACCACAATCTGCATAAGTCAAGATGAAACAGCAGAGTCATAGAACCCGTAATTATCATCTTGGATTAGCGTAATTAACTAATCAGTCAGACAGCGTATAACAACGAGAACAATGGTAAGTTGTAAGACTTACATACTGTTACTCAAACAAGGTTTGCTCTGTACCTTGACACCAAAACAGAGCAAATTTTATTTACGTTGAAATAATGATGAGTCTAGTATAAAAAAACTATGTGAGTGAAAATAGACCGAGAAACCACACATCATAAAATATTAAAACCCCTTTGAAACAAATCCTTACCACGCTCCTTTCATATTGGATTATCATTTTTGACAGGTAAGTTGATAAGTAGAAGGGGTTTATATTTACTGTAAAAAGCCAGACTCTGTGTTAGACAGCTGTTGATACCCACACTATCCACGTCACGTGTTATGGGAGAGTCTGGTAAATTATAAGAGGTTATGCACATTAACATTCGTTAACGTCATGACATTAGCCACCATTGGAAGATACTATATATGAAATGATAGTTGAGTACAAGGTAAGCGATAAACCTACCACGAGTTTGCAACAAGTGTCAGTAGGGGAAGCTTATTAGGGTTGTGTATAGCCTCTAAAAATTAAACAAACAAAAACAAGGAGAATAATAATGGGAGCATTTGATTCAACAGACTTTGCATTAGGTAGATACAAAAATGCAGAGGAAGCATACAATGAGTTAGTAGAAGAAGCAGAATACGATTATGGACATGATGGATATAATGGTACAATATCTACATCAAGTGGGTTTTTCATTAGAAAAGACGCACCTAGATATGATACTAAAAAATTCTGGAAATTCGTAGACAATACTATGGATGGCACAAAATTTAATGCATGGAATTGCATTGAAATAAAAGGTGCTATATTAAAACGGATAAAGGAAAAAGAAGGTTACAAAGGAAAGCGAAATATTAAAGCGTTCTTCTTTTGGGGTTTAGCAGCAACATAGAATAGGAGTAACAATGCAACGCTTAATAGTAAAACAACAAGTAAGAACATCAGCTCTTATGAAACTAGACCAAGCAGATTACAATCGTTCTGCTTATAACTGGATTGATTTAGGAGTTGTATGTCGTGGACATAGAAATGACGAAGGTGTAATTTTAGTTGAAATGCATTTAGGTTTATTAAAAAAACTAGGTGCAAGAGTAAAAGATTACCCAGAACAACTTATTGATGTAGTAGAAAAATACTACGGAGAACAATATGGTGTAAGACATGCTACTCCACATCTTACTGAAAGAGTACTTTGGAGAAAACCAAAGAATCTAATAAAACTAATTAAAAAGTATAAAGGAAAGGACATGAGAACAAAATGGTAATAACAGAAACAGATTTTGCATTTATGTGTGCTTGCCATGGAGGTAATCCTGACGACTTTGAACGATTCCAAAAATTAGGTGTTTGGATGTTTGAAGATGGCAAAATAATACAGGAACAAGAAGAGAAAAACTAATAGTAATTCTCTTAGAAATGAATTAAATTCTAATAGAGGTAGAAGAGACCAATCTTTGATATGTTATCTTCCTGTGATAAACGGTCTTTTCTATCTCTAATATATAAATAAACGGAGGTAATTATGAGATGTATGATACATCCAGATATTAAACCAGAAATGGTTGAAACAACATACGTTGAACTAAATTCACAAACAGAAGAATACGAAACTAAAGGACATGATGTTGTCTATTGCCCACAATGCTTTGAAGATGCATATGAAACAGGCAAGACAATGAGGATGCAAATGCAGCCAGCTCCTATACGTTACGAATTGAATGTAGATGAATGCAAGTCAATCAACGTACAAAATAAACTAAGGGATCTAGAGAATAATCATATCGATAGATGGCTTGAGGGAGGAGAACATAAATGAATAAAATGACATTAATTGGTCAACTAAGCAAGACGTTAGGTTATCTTGCATTTGGTCTTAACAACATGTTGAGATTTGTTAGCACAGCTACAAGTAAAGTAGGAAATGTAGTAAGCAGCAAGCAGCGTTACAACATTGAAATACTTGTAGATGGTGCAACAACAATAACACACAATAACCAGACTGAAACACAATTGAGAGATTGTCTTGAAGGTATGGATAGATTTGGTGTTACAGAAGTAATCATAAAACAACATATTACAGAACAACAAAAGGAGAAAGAAAATGACAACTAAAGAGTTACTAAAAGAAATACAAGAGTTTCTTGACCAACTTGGTACAGCTAAACCATTGTATATAACTAAAGCTAAAGAGCTATCAAGAGCTATTGATTATCACATGGGAACTTTAGACAATGTATCTAAAACTAAATGATAAAGGTAGATTGCAGTTTGGAATATTGTTAACACTAGACGAAGTAGATACATTAATACTTGGATTACAAGAGTTAACATCATCACAAGCTGACAAACTACAAACAGAGCTTTTTCATTTAAAAGCAAAAGCTAAAATCAAAGGGAAACAAACCTATGGAGAAACAAAAAAACTGTGAACATAAAAACAAAGAATATATTCCTGCAGAAGTTGAAAACAATGTATATGAGAATTTAATCTGTTTAGACTGTCACACAAACTTATCATTAGAAAGGGAGGACATATGAGTCCAGCATTTATAGATAACATGATGTACGTTGGAGATACGCCTTGGCACGAACAAGGAACTAGAGTAGAAGACGCTCCAACAATAGAAGAAGCATTGCACTATGCAAAGCTTAATTGGGAAGTAAACAAACGTAAAACATACTATTTTGACAGAGATATACACACCTCTGCTATGCCTACTGGTGGATATTGCACATACAGAGCAGATACTGGTCAAATACTAGGTAAAGGTGTATCTGAAAGATATGGTGTATTACAAAATCGTGAAGCGTTTGCACCATTTGAACCATTACTTGATATGGGTTTCAAACTAGAAACAGCAGGTAGTGTACAAGATGGTAGAAAAGTATGGATACTTGCTAAATCACCAGAAAAATACACAGTTGGTAATGATGATATAATAGAACAATATGTATTATTATATACATCACACGATGGTTCAGCTGGTAGTGTTTTCAGACCTACAGGTGTTCGTGTAGTATGTTACAATACTATTGAACTAGCATTATCAAGAGAATCTAAATGGAATTACTCACTTAAACATACAAGTAGCATAAAAGACAGAGTTAAGAACCTTACAAATATTATATCAAGGTCTAACGGAGACTTTAAGGCTGCTATTGATGACATGAATAACTTTGGTGAGATAGAAATAGGAGAAGACTCATTAGATTTATATCTTGAAACAGTTATACCATTCTTAAAAGATAGGCACAAAGAATCCAAACCAAACATGGATATATTTGTACGCAATACTGCGTTACCTGTATATAATAAAATAAAGGATAACTTTTACAATGGTATAGGTAATAAAGGTGAAACACTCTGGGATGCATACAATGCTGTTACACAATATTATACACATGACAAGCAATATAAAGACTGGGTAAAAACTACGCAGTTTGGTGCTGGTTATGATTATAATGTAAAAGCATTTAAGATAGCACAGAAATGGGTAAAGTATAATAAACAACAAAACATTAATTTAAACTAGGAGGTAATTAATGAGTGACTTTAAAACAGCAACTATTACAGAAAAACTAAATTACATACAGCATGAGCTGAAAGTAAAAAAGTCTAATGTAAATAACTTTGCTAAATTCAACTACAGAACACTAGACGACATCTTTGAAAATGTAAAGCCGCTGCTAGATAAAACTGCTTGCGTTCTTACAATTTCAGATGAACTAGTAGACAAAAACAATGGTACTTACATTAAAGCAACAGTTGAACTATCTGATGGAAGCGATGCAATATCTGTAGATGCATTTGCTAGAGAATCAGTTGGTAAGAAAGGTATGGATGACCCACAGATGACTGGCACAGCATCAACGTATGCTCGTAAGTACGCTTGTAATGGTTTATTTGCTATTGATGATACAGAAGATTCTGATAGCATGGATAATCGTAAACAGACATTGCTTAATGGTAAGGAACCTACAAAAGGTCACATAACTGTAGAGCAAAATATCAAGTTAGATAGATTATCACGAGATCCAGCTTTAAAAGGTTCTGGTACATCAGGAAAGGTTAGAAAACTAATTGACGAAAACCCTACTGAAGAAAGAGCTGCTAAAGCTATAGTTAAACTACAAAACGCAATCAAAAAAACAAAGGAGAGTAAATAATGGCTGGAAGTTATAGACAAGTTGTTAAAGCTAAATCTGTATCTGCAAGGTACAGCGAACCACCTAAATCATATATGTCATGGAACAATGACGTATGTTTAGATGTTGTAATAGAGAAACAAAGTAAAGATGGTGAGTCTTATGACTACACATTTACTATTTCTGGTAACTTTAAGAAAGACAATCCTAAGAACCCTTGGGGTAGTGCATTCAAAGTTGCTAAGTTCTTTGAGGCTGTAGGTGTTAACACTAAAGACCTCAATGGAGACATGGTAATACCTGATGCATGGTTTGACCAAGCAGTAGGTAAGGAGTTCTCTTACATTACATATCCTAGTGATAGGCTTAGAGATAATGGTAAACCATTCTGGAACGACTTTGACATTGTTATGTCAGCAGCTGCTGGTCAAGATGCTCATAAAGCAGAATTTGACAAGCAAGTTCGTGATGGTTGGATTAAAATCTATGAAGAACCTACTCAAGAACCATCAGCAGATAGTTCTGATGTAAGTGATGATATGGATTTGTAATGGGTAAGCCAACAGTTATTCATATATTGATAAACTGGCTTAAATCTCGCATGGATGCTGGTAACTTTCGAGTTGCCAGCCATGAGGTTGAGAATAGCTTTACTCAGTATGGTTTAGTATATCATGACAAAATGTTCAATGCAGGTACTGCAGGAAGATATTGGCGTGAATTTAAACGTACTCCAGAGCTTATGCAACGTCTTGATATTAAAGAGATTAAACGAGTCAAAACAAAGAGCGCAGAACACACATGGGAAATAACACTTATCTAATAGAATATGCAATCAACACAGTTGCAAATCGTAACAAATTTTGCACACTTGCTGATTTCAAAGATGTTTTAAACAAAAATAAAGGTAGAGAAATATATCGTAGTATGTTTCTATATGAACCTGATGAAATAAAAAAACATCATGCTGAACATGGCACAGTAGCAAGATACAATGGTAAGCAGGCAATAGATAAGTTATATATTGACGTAGACCTAGAAGGTCAAAAACAAGGTGACGTAACTATAGAAAAAGTTGGTAATCTTGTTGAAGACATGAGAAAACTAGGTGTAAAAGATGAGCATATTAACGTATGGTTTTCTGGTAGAGGTTTTCATATACATTTACCAGATATATATGGTTTTAAATCAAGCAGCAGTATTGCTGCATCAGTTAAAGCTACAATGCAACGTGATTTTGCTAAATACATCGACAACATCTACGACAATACTAGACTTATTCGTGCTAGTTATTCTCTTAACAGAAAATCTAATAGGTATAAAGTTCCCTTGCCTTTAGTAGCAGTAACTACTAATCAATGGGCATACGATGAAGTATTGGACTTTGCTAAAACCAATTCTAAAATGTATGCACATAGTAAGTTACCTTCTAATGTAAGTGAACTTTATCCTAATTTAGTTCCCTATGTACCTAGTGAGAAAAACGAAAAAATAACAAAAGCTATATTTACTAATGTAAAATACAAACCTACAAAACATATTACATGCATACAACATATGTATAATGCTGGATATGTACATGGTTATAGACATAAGCATTTGTTACGTCTTGCTAGTTTATGGATAACTAAATTTGGATTTCCTAAAGAAGCAGTTATGAGTATGGCTAGAGCATGGAACAATTCATTATCACAACCATTACCTAACGAAGAAGTTAGTACTGTTTTAAGAAGTATTACCTCTAAGGATGGATACAATTATAGTTGTAGAGATGAAGTGCTTTCAAGATATTGCGATAGCAAATGTACTCTATATAGATACAAGGATTTAGATGACAATGTATCAGCAGTTAACTCTAGTCAAATGGCACAAATATTACTAGAGTCTTACACAGAAGACTTTACTAATAGGTCTTTTAACATAAAGGATGTATTTCCATTTATGACACAAGACTATGTAGTTAAATGTGGCGAGCTTGTTGTACTAACAGGTGACACAAAACTAGGTAAGACTGCTTTCTGGCAATATATTATTGCTAACATTGATATACCAACCTTGTTCTTCTCTTTAGAGGTACAAGCTAAACTAATGGCTAGACGATTCTATCAAATAGTATTAAGTCAAAGCAAAGAACAAATAGAAAATATGTTCATTGCTGGTGACAATACTAAAATAGAAGAAGGTGTAAACAAACTTGCACATCTAGATATTATCGATGCTAGTTCAGCACCAGACATAAGTCAATATGCTGAAATGGTAGATAAATATGATGTTAAGATTATTGTTGTAGACACATTAGACGTAGTTCAAGCTAAGTTTGCTAAGAAAGAACCATTACAACAGCAAATATATATTATTAATGCTCTCAAAAACCTTGCTGTCGAAAAAGACATTATTGTACTTGCAGTAAATCATTTATCAAAAAGTGCAAGTTACAGACATAAAGAAGGTGAAGAGCTAGATGTATATAGTGCAAAAGGTGCTAGTGATGTAGCACAAAAGTCAGACAAAATCATAGCGTTTACAGGTAGTAAACAAAGCAAGAAGCGTAAAATTAAGTCTCTTGCATCTCGTGACGAGTCAGACTTTGAAATAGTCACAGCATTTGACTGGAAAACTTTTAGTTTTTCAAAATATGCATAAACAATAATAAATAGGGGAAGTATAACTGCTTTCCCTATTTATAATATAATAAAAGGGTACTATGAAAAATGCAATACATTACACTATATTAGGTGTACCAATAGTTAAAATAACAAAAAGAGTAGATAGTGACGGAACCAATACCTATCATAGTAATAGAATAATATTGTTTAATTTGTTCTTGTTTGGTGCAGGATACGCCTCACAAGAAGAAAGTGAACATATACATTTCAACGTAGGAATTACAAAGTTTGAATTACTTTGGAGTTTCTGCATAAGAAAAAGGTGGTTATTATGAAAATATATCCTAATTTAGCATCAACCAAGATGCAGCAGCTAATATCATTATTAAGTGATTTAGAACATACAGATAGACAACGTATGTCTAGCGATGGACAAGAAGCACTTGATGCTATATTTGAATTACTAGGCATGCCTAAATACGATGATGTTATTAGAAAATCAGAGGAGGAGGAATAATGGCTAAATATGAATGGAATGTAACCAGACAAAAAGCTGGTACTGAAATACATGTAAGCAATGCTTATAAATCCTTTTACATAGGAGAGCAAGATGAACATACTTCAGAAGAATCTGCAAGAATGACTATCTTAGTTGCACATATATGTAAAAACGCATTAAATGAGAATAATCCATATAAAGAACATGAGGACTATACAAATGAGCGGAGGTAGAGCAGCTAAACAAAAAGGCAATCGAGTAGAACGAGAATGTGTTAATTTAGCTAAAGGATTTGGCTTTGAATCACGCAGAGCGTGGGGTTCAGATGGAAGATCCCTTGGTTGGCACGAAGAGGTAGATATGACTATAACAACACCTAACTCTGGTAGTGCAATTAACAAAGAAGACTTGTATAAGTTTCAAGTTAAAGCTCGTAAAAAAATTGGTGACCTATATAAACCTTGTGATGATGTCTATGGACAAATTATAAAGGAAGATAGAGGAGAACCATTAGTAACTATACGTTACAAAGATTTCTTACTCCTGTTAAAAAAAATAGCAGGATAGGAAAAGCTAGGCATATCCTAGTGACCATTGATAAATTGTAAACCTTAAATTAAAAATGAAAGGATTCTATTTTGTATGGTGGTTAAAAGGAAATGGCTGACAAAAGTGAAAGTAGAGGTGGTACTGATTGGCGTTAGTATCACCTCAACAAACAAAAAGGAGATAAAATGAATAAACTAATCCAAACAGAAATAGATGATATAACTAGTATCTTAAACCATGTGGAAAGTTTTACATCATGTCCTCACGTTAAAGATGCAGTTCCATTGCTTAAAATAAAATATAATCGTGTAAAGGAATATATAAATGACTCACATAATAGAGAGATATTTGGAAAGGACTACTAAAGATAGAGTACTACCTAAAACAAAAGGACATAAGGGTTGTGGACTAGATAAAAAAGCTGATTTAAGCATAAAACATTGTATAAAATGCAATCATTGTTGGGAACCAAAAGCTAGACCTGACAACTCTTCAACTAAATATATGTGGTATAAAAACTTCCCTGCATATGGAAAGGAAAAGAAACTATGTCCAAAATGTCAAATAAAGAACAACGAACATTAGAAGAAATGTTATCTAAAGCAATAGAGGGATACGATAAAATATTAACAACTAACGCAGATAGCGGCACACTTAAACGCATTGCTAAAGAACATTTAGATAAAATAATACATAACAAAAAATAGGAGGAATTATGAAAGTAATATCAGCTGAAGAGTTAAGTACTAAAAAGCATAACGCAAAAGAACTAACTAGGCAATATGATATGGAATCAATGTACAGAAGAGGTTATCGTCATGGATATTCAAGAGGTATGGATGATGTAACATACGAAGGCAGAAGTAAAATTGCTAAATTCTTTAATAAGGTACTTATGCCTTGGACTTATTTTAAAGATAAGGATTACAGCAAAGAAAATGATTTTCTTACAATACCACCATCACCAAAAAGAAGAGAAAATTATGACGGATAGAGAACTTAGTAAAGCTATAAAAGGCATTACACCTAAATTAGTTAGGTCTTTAAGCCAAGGAGAGCATTACAATCATAATATGACTCATCATTTATATAGTTATATCACAGAAGGTATAGAATTAGAAGATGATGAATCATACGTAGTGTTAAAAGATAACAAAACAGATAATGAAATAGCTGTATTGTTATTAGACGATGATGAAATATCATATCAAATGTTAATCTAGGAGGTTATATGAAAACATATTACTTTGAAGCTTTATGCTCTGTAACAATTG